TGCAAGGAGCGCCGACGACTCGTTCTCCTCTCTAGTCAGGCGCTTGGCAAAGTTGATGATGTTAAGAGCGCAGAGCTCGTACTCATGGACATCCCTGTTACGAGCAGCAAGAACTACGGCAACTTCGTCAACGTCGTCAACGCCACGGTAGGCGTCCCTCCCTGGGCCGTGATCTCCAACATTTCCACGAAGCCGAACCCGAAGACCCAGTTCCAAGTAGATTTCACCCCTCTGCGGGTGCCCAACGACCCCGCCATTATCGCCGCCCTGCGTGAACGAGTGCCCCAAGCGCGAGAGATTGCGCTGACCCCCTACGATGAGACGAGCCCTGGCAACGCCGCGCTGAGTGAAGAGCAGCGCAAGCGCGAGCAAGCCGCGGGCAAGAAGTTCTAAGCTGACCTCCCCTGCTCGCTCCGGCGAGTTTCGCCCCTCGCGGTTTGACTTCGCAGTTGCCCCGAGGGGCATTTTTCTATTCGTCACATGCTGAATATCGCTGTACTCGATTTTGAAACTGAGGGAATTGTCGGCAATCCAGTCGTCAACCCGCCCATTCCAGTAGGAGTATCGATTGCACTACCCGGCAAAGAGCCTGAATATCTGGCGTGGGGGCACCCCACGGAGAACAATTGCACAAAGCAGGAAGCCTACGAACGCCTCGCCCCAATCGTCCGCGGTGGCCCCTGGCTCGCCCACAATCGAGAATTCGAAACTTCCGTCCTCCGGAAGCATTTCGATCTCGTCTCTCCCAATACCTGCGATGTCTACGATACACAGTATGACCTCTTTCTTACCGAGCCCTATGCCAGTACGTTCAGCCTCAAGCCGAGTGCGGAGCGCGTCCTGGGCATCACGCCGGATGAGCAGGAAGAGCTCCGGGATTGGATACTCGCCCATGTGCCAGGAGCAACAACGACAAAGGATAGCCCAATGTTCTGGGCTGCGCACATCTGCAAGGCTCCGGGCGGACTCGTTGGCAAGTATGCGAATGGCGACACATACCGCACGCGTGAGCTCCATGCGAGACTCTGGCCAGCCATTGAGGGCAGCGAGCTACTTGAAGCTTACCGTCGTGAACAACGACTTGCGCCGATACTTACTGAGTCATCCCAGCGCGGCGTCCGACTTGATTCGGCTCGGCTACGCCGAGATCTAGACGAGATCTACATCCCGGCCCAGCGAGCAGCGGAAGAGTACATCTTCTCGAGACTCGGAGAGTTTGAGCTCTCAAAAGATGCCCAACTGGCTGAAGCGCTGGACCGCGCGGGGTTAATGAATGGGTGGACTCTCACACCCACCGGCAAGCGCAGCGTCAGTCGCAAGAATCTGGCGCCCCACATTAAGGATCCTCTACTACTAGAATACCTGGGCTACCATGGAATCCTTACAACCTGCATTGGAACTTTTGCGCGTCCTTGGCTCCGAGCTGCAGAAGGAGGCGACGGACGCCTCCACCCTCAATGGAATCAAGTACGGGGGGACCAGGGTGCAGGTGGAGATCTTTCGGGCACCAGAACCGGGCGAATGTCGTGCCGGAACCCCAACTTTCAGAACGTCCCTAACGATTTCGAAGAGGTACATATTCCGGAAGGGCTACCCAATCTCATTCATCTTAGAAGTTACCTCCTCCCAGAGCCCGGACATGTCTGGTTGAAGCGAGACTTCTCCGCGCAGGAAATGCGCATCATGGCCCACTTCGCAGAGGGCAAACTCTTTGAAGCATTCAAAAATGACCCAAGAACAGACCCCCACGAAGCCGTCGCAGCGATTATTAAGGAGCTTACAGGAATCGAGCTTTCTCGTAAATTCGTCAAGGTCACAGGGTTTGGCATCCTATATGGACGTGGGGTTCCGTCTACAGCCGCTGCTCTCAAGATTCCTCTTGAAGAGGGTAAGCGCGTGCGTGATGCATACTTTGCCGCTATGCCTGAGATCCGCGATCTATCTGCTGCCACTCGACGCAGAGGATCTAGCGGAAGAGCCATCCGCACCTGGGGAGGAAGACTATACTACCGAGAACCGCACCCTGATCGAGACCTATCTTACAAGCTTCTCAACTATCTTATCCAAGGGAGCGCAGCCGATCAAACAAAACAATCAATCATTGATTGGGCAAGCGCTCGCCCCGCTGGCGTTCACCTACTGGCAGCGGTCCATGACGAAATTAACATCAGCGCGCCAGTTGACTCTGCCCGTAGTGCGATGAGTCATCTTCGGGAGAGCATGGATGCCCCTCGCTTCGATGTGCCATTTCGAAGTGAAGGATTTATCGGCCCCAATTGGAGTGATATTGAGGAGTACCAAGATGTTCCTTAAGAAAATACTCACCGCCCTGCGGTCTCGCAGACATGGCCATGATTGGAGTCCTTGGTCTACACCGTACAATCACCCTGAAACTAGGTTTTTAGTCATCACGCAGGAACGTACATGCAGAACATGCGGACTGACAGAGATGAGGAGAGTATTCTAATGAGTCAAGCAGAACTAGACCTGAAAGAGAAGACCTTCCGCTGGAGCTTCAGCCAGTGGGAGAACTACAATGGCTGTCCTGCTCGGTGGAAGTTCAAGAGCGTGTTGAAGCTGCCTAGCCCCCCGCCTGGGCCGCACGCGGCGCGCGGGCTGGAGATGCACGACCGGGTGGAGAAGTACATCAAGGGCGAGAGGCCCGACGTAGAACCGCCCGAGGGGATCACGTTCGCTAGTGAGGATGGGGGGACTGTCCTCAAGCCAGCACGAATCGCCCGCAAATACATTCCTATCTTCGATGAGTTTAAGGAGCATCCGAATGCTGCCATGCATTGCGAATATCGAGTGGGCTTCGACGAAGACTGGCATCTCAATTCAGCTAGTCATCGAGCGACTTCCATGGTTATGGTACTCGATGCTGTGCGAAGTGGCGGCGCATGGGAAGGGGCCGGAGCAGGTGTTGATGACGGGGTGGTTCGTATTGCGGAGTGGAAGAGTGGAAAGCCTAAGGACACGCATGCGGATCAGCGTAAGGCTTACGCGATTGCTGGCCTCAAGGTGTGGCTGGCGGACCGCGTTGAAGTCACTACCTACTATCTGGAGGACACTGCGCCGCCTGCGCGACTAATCGTACAGGCAAGCGCCCTGGACAAGCTTACGGATCTCTGGTCTCAGAGGCGCGATCAGATGAAAGGTGACGATATCTGCGCCCCGAAGCCGGGCTTTCACTGCCGGTGGTGCGACTTTTCCCAGAGCAAATCAGGGGTGTGTAAATTCGGTTAAAAATCGCTTGGTCCTGCCCTGGACATGGCTATAGTGGCTGCACTGCCCAGGGCGCGGTGCCCGGGGCAGGTAACCAAAGGAAATGAAAATGAGCGAACACGTGAAGCGCGCCATTGCCAACATCCTCCCGGAAGGGGATCACGATACGCTGATGGCTGGTGCCACCGAGAAGTACGGGCAGGAGAAGATGACCCTGGCCAACACCGCGCTTGCCGATTACAACGATCAGGACATCACGGCGCTGTGGGACGCCAGTGATGATGTGCCCGACACCGCACCGGACGATGAGGCGGTCGCCGCCTTCCTGGACCAACTCTTCGCCGCCCTGGGCGAGACCGACGCGCAGCCGCAAGGCTAACTCACGTCTTGGGGGCTCAGGCCCCCATTTGATCTACTGGAGAAGTCATGCTGAACATCGAACCAATCAAGCTTCTAAGAGGGTCCCACAAAGATACAGGCCAGACTGGACAGGGCTGCTTCATGAACGTCATTGCCTATCTAAATGGCGAGCCGCAAATTACGGACAAGAGTACGTGCGTTTGCCCGGTCGTGAGGCCGATTGCTATATGGCTGAACGACTACATGACTGATGCGGAACGGGGGCAGCTGATTCCTTTCATTTTCCGCGCAATGGGTAGCGCTACATCAGATGTGAATGAGGCTGTGCGAAGAGCCAAGTTGGCAGTTGAGTTTGCCGCCAACGCCGCCAACGCCGCCAACGCCGCCGCCGCCAACGCCGCCAACGCCGCATACGCCGCCGCCGTGTGCGCCGCCAACGCCGCATACGCCGCCAACGCCGCCGCCGCGTACGCCGCCGCGTACGCCGCCGCCAAGTCCGAATCCGCCGAGTGCGCCGCCGCCGCCAGGTCCGCCGCTGCGTACGCCGCCGCTGCCAAGTCCGCCAAGTCCGCCAAGTCCGTCGCCAAGTCCGCCGCCGAGTCCGCCGCGTACGCCGCATACGCCGCCGACAGAAACTCGCTGATTTCTGCCGGGCTAGACTTTCTCGACAAGGCATTGCCCGCAGCAACGGAACCCATGTTGGAAACGGCTCGACGAGCAGAACAACTCGTCGAACTTTGCAAGAAGTCTGGTCTGTGCGTGTAAGCTTTCTGAGCCCATGATGGGCTCTGCATTTAAATTGGAGATTCAAATGGCAGATGTCAAAACTTTCAATGAGATGTACGGACTCCCTGTGGCGGACTATCCGGGGGTGCATGCCCTGCCCGGGGGTGACCCTACGCTGCGGCTGTCCCAGCTTAAGACTATTCTGCAAGCTGAGCTCGACGAGATTGAAGAGCTCATCAAGGAATCCATCGACAAAGGCCCCTGGGCAGAGAACGCTCGCGCAGCGGATGATGAACAGATGTTGAAGCTCATCACTGGCGTGGCAGACCTGATGACCGACCTTGTCGTCTACGCCCAGAGCGAAATGGTCAAGTGGGGCATTCCAAGCGCGGAGGTTTTCGAGCTCGTAATGGCTAGCAACGCCTCCAAGATGGGACCGGACGGCAAGCCCATTATCCAGGACGGGAAGCTTATCAAGGGGCCGAACTACTGGAAGCCCGAACCAGCGATTTATCAACTTCTGCGGAAGCGTCGCGCAGAAGCGCTTGCCACTGGTCAGGAGCCTGCGCCGGCCGCGCCCCTGGCTAACCCCATTGCCGGCTAGATTTTACGTCTGGAGGCCTTAAAATGCGTTCATTTGTGGTCATTCTGCTGCTAACCGCTGCCAACGCAGCCTATTCGCAGGACAATCGGTGTCTACCAATTCATGCTGGGGGCACTGCAGCCAGCACGATAATTTCGTCGCATGGCGAGAATAGGATCATGACCTGGGCGTGCGGCAGCAAGAAGTACGGCATGGTAATCAAGCCTGAGTACAAGTTCTATTGGAGTAAGAACAAGGCTGAATTTGCAGCCGAGATGCGTCGGGTCAGCGTGCTGGAAGGCTACGACGGAAAGCCAATTCTTCAAAAAGAACTTGCTGACCAGCTAGCTAGGACGAAGTAACGTGGGGCTCGAGGCCAAGGTAGAGCAAGAATTCCTGGACCTCCTCCCCCCGTGGCTGCTCCCCCTGAAGCTCAATCTACAGGGCAATACGGGGTGGCCGGATAGACTTTTGCTCTTCCTCTGGCCGTTCATAGCATTCATCGAATTCAAAGCCCCTGGGCGTCCCCTCAAGGGGGACCGCAACCAGAACGAGCGGATAGCAGAACTGCGCGCCCGGGGGTATCCTGTTCTAATAACTGACAATGCACATGAAGCCATCGCGTTCTTGGAATCCATATCCCTATCAGACACGGGGCGTTCGCTTAATGGTCAGTCAGGCATGCGCGGGGCTCCTCTTGCGCCCAGGTCTAGGGAAAACCACGACCTCATACGCCGCGGCGACAATCCTTCAAGAGAAGAAGCTGACTAAGGCATGGCTAGTTGTCGCGCCGTTGCAGGTCGCTTACAATGTATGGCCGAAGCAGTGCAAGGAGTGGGACCAGTTCAAGCATCTCTCCGTAGGAGTGCTCCATGGCCCCCGGAAAGAAGAAGTCCTCAAGGAAAAGCATGACATCTACGTGATCAATCCCGAAGGGCTGGAGTGGTTGTTCAAGCCAGTCTATGATAAGAAGAAGGATTCCACAGGAAAGGAAGTCATCAACAAGAAGAAGATAGTCGGTATAGAAAGAAAGCTAGATAATATCGATGTACTACTCGTTGATGAGTCAACTAAATTTAAGGACGGACAGACGCAGCGGTTTGCGCTCCTCCGCCATGTGCTACGCTTCTTTAAGCGACGGTACATACTTACAGGAACCCCTGCTCCTAAAGGTCTCATGGACCTATGGGGACAAGTCTACATCCTTGACGAAGGTGCTTCCCTCGGCCGATACATTACTCACTATCGACAGGAGTATTTTCATCAGTCAGGCTACGGAGGTTACGAGTGGACACCTGACGAAGGAGCGGTTGAACGAGTTGCTAGACGTATTGCTCCACTCGTTATTCAAATTGACCACACTGAATACCTGAAGATGCCGAAGCTCCTCCCGCCCAACGACATCATAGTCACGCTCCCCGAGAAGGTGATGAAGATGTACAGGGAAATGGCGCGGAAGCTCGTCGCTCAGGTGCAGGCGGGGGAGATTGTCGCAGCCAACGCAGCGGTCGCCAGCAGCAAGCTGCGACAGATTTGCCAGGGCGCCCTGTATACTGACGGACAAGGTGCCTACGAGATAGTTCATACGGAGAAGCTCGACGCGCTGGCAGACTACTTGGAGCAGATGCAGGGGAACCCTGTGCTCATCCCGTACGTCTTCCAGTTCGACAGAGACATGATCCAGACGAAGTTGAAGATTCCCTGCCTCGGAGCGAATGCGATCGAAAATGGAAAGCTTATTGAGCAGTTTCGTGCCGGGCATCTTCCAGCCCTCATTGGTCACCCAGCAACAATCTCCCTCGGTCTGGACGGTCTTCAGGACAGTTGCTCTAACATCTGCTGGTACGGCATCCCCTGGAGCCTCCTCCACTACACCCAAACCATTGACCGAGTCTGGCGACAGGGAAGCAGAGCAGAATCAGTCCAAGTGACTCGCATCCTGGCTGACGCTCCTATTGACTACTTGGTGACAGAAGTACTCGATGACCGAGAAGCCACTGAGGCGTCCTTCTTGAAGTTGCTCGGCGCTCTTACCGCAGAGTGAAATAACCCTCTAAAGTCGAGGGGTAAGGGTTGCGCCTGCGCGTGACAGGTGTATAGTACACACTCAGCCCGATGCCATGGGCGCAACTTAACAGAAAGGACGAAAATGGCGAAGAAGGACAAGACTGCTCCGGCAGTGGATGTGGTGAAAGAAGACGCTGTGACTCCGGAGACGGCAGCTACCGAAGTGAAGGAAGTGCCCCGCAGCCGTGGCCCCCGTGGCACCGAGGAATCCAACAAGATCTCGCTGATCGCTAAGGAGAATCCGAAGCGTCCGGGCTCCAAGGCATTCGCCGTCTTCAGCAACTACGTTGACGGCATGACCATCAAGGAATTCGCCGACGCCGTGGGCAAGGAAGCCACCCCGAATCTCGTGTATGATGCCAAGCATGGCTTCATCTCGATCGAGGGCTACGACCCGGGTGCCATCATCACCCCCAAGCCGAAGGCGGAGAAGGCTCCCAAGGAGCCGAAGCCGAAGAAGCCCCGCAAGGTCAAGGAAGTCGCTGACCCGGATGCGGAGGACAAGGCAGCGGCTGTGGAAGCCGAGGTGGTTGCGGAAACCATCGACTAATCTGCAGATCAGATGCTCCGTGCCTCAGGGAGTGACTAGGCCGACTTGCCCCCGTAAGGGGCTTCTTACATTGGAGAACTAGAAATTGAATATTTTGATTCATACGTCCGGGCGGGCGACACGTTTCCGCCAAGTGACACGGAGGCACCTGTTCGGTGCAGGCATTGATTTCTCTCTAGTGGTGCAGGAGCGCGAATTTCCCCTGTACAAGGCGGAGTTCCCCAAAGATAAGATCCTCACTCTGCCTCCCCACGTCACTGATCTTACTTCAACTCGGGATGAGTTGCTGAAGAACCCCTTCTTTGACGATCACGTCGTCTTTCTTGATGACGACTTGGACTTCGCCCAGCGTCGCCTAGACGACCCCACAAAGTTCGAGGAGATGACTCCACTTGACTTTGAGGTCATGTTCAACGAGATCGACGAGCAGCTGAAGGTCTTCCCCATGGTGGGCATCGGGGCGCGGGAAGGGGGGAACAGAAACACAGAAGAGTACCTCTTCAAGACACGCATCATGCGGGTGCTCGGCTTCAACCGCCCCTGGCTTCTGGAGCGCGGCATTACCTTCGCTCCTTTGAAGGTGATGGAAGACTTCCATGTGAACTTACAAGTTCTTGAACATGGCGGAACTACCGCGGTGTGCAATAATTGGGTGAGTAACCAGCGTGGGGGCAGCGACGCCCCAGGAGGATGTTCAATCTACAGGACACCTGAAGTACAAACCGAGTCAGCACACCTTCTACAGAAGCTCCACCCAGGGGTAGTGCAAGTCGTACAGAAAGAGACTAAGACAGCCTGGGGTGGGGGAACCCGTACAGACGTACGCATCCAATGGAAGAGAGCTTTTAAGGAGAAGAAATGCGCGTAGAAGATCTCGTCTACTGGATTAACGAACGTGAGCACATGCGGATTAAGAGAGAGGAGACGGATCTACCGCCCCCGTGGTCGATGGACCCGCTACTCGCGACTGTACGGTACTGCAACGTCCGGCGGGAAGACGACAAGGTTACTCGCTGGATTGCCAAGCACTGGCGTGCTCCTCTTGCGTCCTCTCAGTACCTTACTCTCGCGATGGCCGCCGCGCGTTTCATCAACTGGCCGGATACTCTCGAAGAGATCCAGACATACTTGCTTCTAGAGGACAGGGTGCCCGAGTGGTTGGAGCGTATTCGCCAGACGATCAAGATCCGCGAAGCTGCGGGGTGCAAGGTCTGGTCGTCAGCATACATCGTCTCCACGAACGGCAGGCGCATGAAGAAGGAGGACTACATCGTCGATCATGTGCTGAAATATTTAGTTCATCTTCAGGCGGATAAGTGTGGCACGCTAGCTGGTGCCCATCGAGCTCTCATGGAGATCAACGGCATCGGCAGTTTCATGGCAGGGCAGATTGTTGCCGACTTAAAGAACGCCGAGACACCCCTCAGGACGGCCCCAGACTGGTGGACATGGGCATGCCCTGGCCCCGGTAGCCTGCGGGGGCTTGCAGCGTTCTACGGCACGCCTAGAGTGGCGCTGCCCAGCTTCCTGCCTATGCTGCACAGCGCCTACGAGGAAGTGAAGCCACACTTGCTGCCCTACGTCGGCCCCCTGCACATGCAAGACTTCCAGAATGTAATGTGCGAATTCTCGAAATACGTCCGGGTCAAGGAGGGAGACGGCCGGGCGAGAAATAGGTACACAGCATGCTGATACTCTATATTCTGCTCGCCTACGCGGCAGGGGTCTTCACCCCCTTCCTTGCCTTCTACATCTGGTCCTGGATTGACCCGTGAGTGAACTAATTCTAGGGGAGATCACTGTCTCCAAGAAGAGAACCCATGGGTGGTTCAATGGAGTAATCGTCTTATATGAGGAGCCCGCAGACTGGTTCATGAAACAATTCCCGACTCGTCAAGCACTAGAAATCTATGCGATGGAAAACCATCTTGTGATAAAGGACGAAGAATGATTGTCAACTCAATCCAAGCGCAGAACGTCAACTACGCATTCAAGGAGGCCCTGTGGAAGCTCAGGGTCAATGGAGTCAAGGAAGAGTCCCGCAACGGCCCCGTGCTGGTCATGCCTGGGCCGTTCCTGACGACCTTCATGGCCCCCTGGCAGCGAGTGCTCTTCAACCCGGTGCGGGATGCCAACCCCGTCTTCCACCTCATGGAGGCCATCTGGATGTTGGCTGGGCGAGCGGATGTTGACTTCCTATTGCCATTCAACTCCCGGTACAACGAGTACGCTGAGGACAATGGCTACATCCACGGTGCATACGGCTCCCGCTGGCGGAACTGGTTCGGCCACGACGACCAGATAGTAAGGGCAGTTAGACTTCTGCAGAGTAATAGGAACAGCCGCCAAGTCGTGATAAGCATGTGGGATCCCTCAGAGGATCTCGTGCACTTCCCATACAAGGATCGCCCCTGCAACACTCACATCTATCTGGACTGCAGGGGTGGGAAGCTCAACATGACTGTCTGCTGCCGCAGTAATGACATGCTGTGGGGCGCCTACGGGGCGAACGTAGTGCACTTCAGCATTCTGCAGGAAGTGATTGCCGCCTGCGTTGGGGTGCCGATGGGTCACTACACCCAGATGTCCAACAACTTCCATGTCTACACAGACCTCCCTCTGACCAAGCAGCTGATCGAGTCCCCTCCGATGGAGTGCTACGACTTCTACTCAACTGTGTTGCATGCCGTCCACGTACCCTTCTTCAGGGAAGATCACATCGAAGACATCTTGGAGGACTGCGAGGCCTTCTGCAACAACAAGCCCACGAAGACTTACTTCCTACGCCGAGTGGCGGAACCGTTGCGGGAAGCCTATCTCGCCCGCAAGGCCGGAGCGGACTATACCCAGGCACTTCGACTTGTGGAGGACTGCGACTGGAAGCTGGCATTCCGTCAATGGATTGATCGTAGAGAAGAGAAGACAGCATGACCACCCAGACACCAAGCATCCGAGAGGCGCTACAGGCCGCGATCATGCATATCGCCCATCGTTCAGACGGCATCACGACAGACATGTCTGACGACAACATGCTGGACATGTTGGCGAACGCACGCGACGACCTTGATGCCCAATCTGTGCAATCCGAGTCGCATTACCTCTATAAAACCGGCGATAGCGATGCGCCTGATGTTTTGAAAGACCGTAACGGAGAAGTTGTGCTCGCCATGTGTCGCAAATGCTCTTGTGCGGAAGCAGAGCTAGAGCAGACCTGTACGCGTGCCGCCCTCTCCGCGCATCCAGAGCCGCAGCCGGTGGCGACTGTGCGATCGAAGTATGGCGACCCCGAATCGTTCGGCGAACGAGAACTTGGCATTGACGAGAAGGTTCTTGCGAAATTGCCATATGGCACGAAGCTCTACGCCTCCACGCCTACCGCAGCGCAGGAGCCCGCGCACCCGGTTGGGCAGGAGGACATCGAGCGCCTGAAATTCGACATTCGTCAGGCCATGATCGAGTATGGCTCTGCCTACAAGAACAACCACGAGGAAGGGATTCGCGAAACGACCTCACGTTGCTGCGCGCTGCTTGACTCTCTCGCCATCCTCTCCTCAAAGGAGCAACGCAATGCTGACCGATGACGAGATCGAAGCTGGGCGTCACGAGACCTTCAGCACCAGCAACCCGTTCTGCCCTTGCGACAGCAAGACGTTCAGGAAAGCGGTTCGCTGGGCCGAGTCTGAAATCATCAGGCGCCTCGCTGCCGAGAAGGCCAAGGCAGAGCCGGTGTGGATCAGCGTGGAGGATCGGTTGCCGGAGAAGTTCACCGAGGTGCTGATCGCGTTCGAGGAAAGTACGCTGCCTGCTACGGGGCAATACACCGGTCACGCAAGCGATCCTGATGGGTGGAGCTATCCGTGGGAAAACCACGGCGATAGGTTTGAGTGCTGGACCGTCACCCATTGGATGGAATTGCCTGCAACGCCGAAGGAGCTAGCTGACGCTGCGCCGACCCACCCAGAGCACCAAAGGAGTGAGGGATGAGCGAAGCAAACAAGACCCAAGTGGGGGGATCCCACTACAAGAGCAAGATCGAACACTGGGACTTCGTAGTGGCGAACGACCTCAATTACTTTGAAGGCCAGATTACGAAGTACGTGGCTCGTGCTCGCAAGAAGAATGGCCGCCAGGATTTGTTGAAGGCCAAGCACTTCCTTGAGAAGTATCTGGAAGTCTTTGACCAGATGGAGCCCAACTTGCCACCCGTCCAAGTGGAAGTGCTTCCACGTACGGGGAAGGACGTTGATGCTGAGTGGGATGCGCAAGATCTAGCGTCCAAGCAATTCAAGCTGGACGGGCATACTGGGGCGCAGGCGTTCTATCAGTGCGTTCACTGCCGTAAGCGATTCGCAGCAGGTAGCCCACTGACAGCCAAAAAGTTGCACGGAAGCTACTGCACCCTGGCACCTGCACCAGACGCGCCCAAGACGCCCAAGGACTACGTGGAAAGCCCTTACAATGGGGGTGTGTACCCCGCCACAAAAGGAGGAACCGAGTGAATGCGTGACTACTTGCTGTTCGAACAAATCTGGCTAGACAAGGGCTTTATTGACCTTGTCCCCCTGCTAATCATCAAGGCACGGACAAATGAAACAGCCATCCGCACTGCCAAATTTAAGGGCTATCACGCCCCGATCATCCAAGAAAGGAACTCGTATGAATCTGCCCAAATGGCTGCGAAAGCAGACGCTGCAGGACAAGCTCCGCGTCGCCCTGCTGGAAGCGCAGAAAAGTCTGTTGGAGGCAGAGGATCACCTCGAGAGCGCAGCCTTTCACAAGGCGCGTCTCGAGGCTAAGGTGGCGAGACTTTCATCCCGCCTCAGGGACCACGAGGTACGTCACCTCGAGCGCGCAGGATAGCCGCTAGGGCTGCCGCTTCCCGAGCCCGCTGCTGCGGGCTTTTGCTTCCCATGGGGGTCAATTGATTGGGGCTCTGACCCGCACTGGGCAGACTAAGCGGCGGAGCCGACGCTGCCTGTGCTGCCGCCAGCGCCCGCTGTGCCGCCAGTTGACCCGACACCGGAGTCATACCCGGGCTCACCATTTCCGACACTAGTCGTGCTTCGTCCAGATCCATCTTGATCTCCTTGCGCGTTTGCTTGATTGATGAGTTTGGGGATGAGGCCCCCGACTACCTTGTACGGCTGCTCCATCAGTGCCTTCATGACAATGTCGAGCTCGTAGTCGGTCAGTACGTAATTCCGTTCCTTCATTTGTCGTCCTTAGGTGGGGTGGATTTGGCGAGAAGCTCAGTCTTGCGGGCAGAGTCCCTCGTAGAGCCGAAGTAGTACGCCATGACTTGCTCAGCTTTCGCAGAGACATAGCCGATCAGCGTACCTGCCAGCACTGAGTCTACCTTAGTGTACCCCAGCAGCGTGCCCGCGACAACCCCAATGAACGCTCCGATTATGGTGTAGGCGATGACCGTAGGGGTCAAGTCCTTGACTTCCATCTGCCGCTTGCGCGCAGAGTCGATGTCTGCGTAGACGAGCTGACTCTCCTGAATGTCGAGCTCCCGCATGCGGACGAGCAGACTCTGCTCCGCCTGCTTCAGTGCGACAATCTGGTCGGCGTTGAGGGTGGCGTTCTTGAAGGCATCTTGAATCTTGTCCACTGTCGGCTTATCCATGCCGATGGCGGACCCCACAGCTTCCACAGCCAGCCCCGCTAGAGGACCGCCCAACGCCGTAGCCACCGTGGGGGCTACAGTGGCGACGACTTGCTTCCAGTCCATCAGGCTACGCCAGCGATGAAGATAGCCAGCCCGCCCAGCAGCGTGCAGATGGCGTCAACTACGTCGGGGTCACCACCCGTGAAGTAGTCGTAGACCTCCTTGGCGCCCCCGACGATCAGGGAGGCCAACAAGCCGAACACCTGGGCATTGGCGACTGCGAAGTGGACGAGCAACAGGGTGACCAGGAGGCAGATGACTGCCCCATAGATCACATGATTGGCCTTGTCTTGGGGGATTAGGAGTTTTTCTTCCACTGCCACTCTCCAGTTAGAAGCTGTGCCGCCATCCGCTGAGCCCGCGCGGGGGTCTGCTTTGCCCAGGTGCTGTCCAGCGCCTCGTCGTGCGCCTTTTGCCAATTGGCGAGAATGACTGCCTGGATCATCTCGTGGAACTTAGACAGCCCATCAATCCCCAACTGGTACGCCATGTTCATCAGAGCCCAGTATCGAGGGTCGTCTAGATCCAACGCCCAGGGGAAGGAACGATTGAACTGAAGCATCAGCTTGCGGAGACGATTGTTGAAGATCCAATCAATCTCCTCCGGGGCCAGCCCACCCCCCTTCCGTTTATCGATGAGAAAGCCTACCCCAATCGTCCAGAAACCTTCGGAGTCCTGATAGGCGCATGAGACCTCGCCCTCCTCAAGGCGGATCTGCTTGGGGCCGTCATTAGCCAAGTGTGCTGTCTCCGCCATGGGTAGTTCCTTTCGTGTCCATGTAGTTTCTGGGGGAGCCCTTGATCACGCCCCGGTTGATGAGATACACCTTGATGAACCGCTTCCACACCCAGTCGAAGATGAAGAGACAGGACAGGGCGGACGCAGCCATGGCCGAGAAGTCCTGCCACGTATGGATGCCAAGATACCCATAGGCGGTCGCTGCCCAGGAGACTGCAAGCTTGCCCCAGGGGTGATTTACTTCAGTTGAATCATTCATCAGAGCACCACATACGTGAAGGTAAACGACCATGCAGCATTCGCTGTGCTGGAAGACCAGAACGCTAGATTTGCCCTGTTGTTTGTGGTATCTGCAAAAATCTGAGCCGCGTTCGCGAGGGCGCTGCCATTGTCACCGACGGCGGTACCCGCCAAGTTTTGAGCCGCCGCAGTTGTCGACGCGATGGGCAGTGAAATGCCGAGCTGAGTCGACGTAGATGTCAGGTTTGGATCAATATCGACCTTGCCAGAGACCGTCACCACATTCCCAACACGCAACCACTGACACGCATACGCAGTTGATGCTGTAACGTTAGAGCCGTTCGTCAGCGTCGGCGTGTACGTCCCCGAAGCGATGTACTGATTCGTTGTGCCGGTTACAGAGCCGGCGTTGTTGTGGAGGGCTGCGCCGTAGACTCGGCCATCGCCAGTAATATTCAGTCCAAGAACGCCGCCCGCACTAAACCGCATCAAGTTAGTAGAGCGGTTGTAGTCGATGTAGTCCGTAGAGTCGAAGTTGATGCCTGGGTTGCCCGTGCCAATGTTCGACGAAAGATTGAAATTGGCTAGACCAGACCAGGCAAACGAGGTTCCACCAAAGGATATGTTGGCGGAATTATCCAGGGCAAGTCCTAGTGTACCAGCATTGTTGACATAAATGTCAAGTGCGTTTGCGGCGAGTGCCAGCTTTTTCCATGCCACCGTAGGTGCGACACAGTTGATGACTCCTCGGTCGCCTGTTGAATCATATGAAATACCTACCGCGGCACCCGTAGAACTGCCGGCGTTAGGTCCGAAGTTAGCCCAGGCTGAGGACCAGCTACCGCCCACCCCTCCAGGATTGGATGTTACCACAGACATCTTCGCCTGCGGAGAGGTCGTACCGACACCGAGCCCTGTCGTGTTGAGTCTGAAGCCCTCTGCGCCATTCACACTCCAGGCAAGAGTGTCGGCCGCTGGACTCCACATGCCGGTGTTGAGATCGCCCGCGAAGCTGTAGCTCGGAGTCCCTACCGCGCCCAGGGGCATCTCCAGCCCCGTGGCTCCCAGACGACCCTTTTCAGCACCTCCTGTGCTCCAAGCAATGATATCAGCACCGGGGCTCCACATCCCGGTATTCAGGTCACCCTGGAATGTGTACGACGGTGTCCCCACTGCGCCCAGAGCAGCCTGGATAGTAGACGGCACGACAGCGCCCGTCCATCCCGCAGAGGAGAAAGTACCTACAGATGCTCCGCCAATGGACACCGTGAGTACGCCTGACCCGGAGCGGTACAGACCTGACGTAGGCTCGGAGGTGAAGGAGTACGCAGGCGCCCCCAGCGTGCCGTCAATGCCCTTTAGGGCAGCGAGCATGCCCCCGCGGCCAGACCGGTCCAGGCTATTGGTCAGCTCAGACCCAATGTCCGGAAGGGTCGTGTTCGCCCAAGTGGACGTGATTACCGTGCCAGAGACAACGGGGTTGCCAGCAGGGAGCGAGTATACGCCGGAAGAGTTACGCGGCATGTCAGTCAGCCGTCATGGCCGCCCCATAGTTGGATTGATTGTCAAGAAGAGCCTTCAGCAGTCGATTCTGCGGATTGTCGATTCCTTCACGGAGAGCCTTCTGCGCAGCGTAGTCGCCGAACAGGTAGCGGGCACCCGGGCGTGTCTGACCCAGCAGGGACACTCCATAGGCAGGTGCAGCCAATCCACCTGTCAGTGCATTAGCTGTCAGCCCTATCGTTCCCTTCTTCGCGGCAGTTAGCAGGGTTCGAGCGGAATCCTGCGTTTGCGCTTGACCCAAGAGCCGTTGGGCAGGCTCGATGAGCTCGGTTTGGGCAGCAGTTGATCCAGGAGCGTTCGCATATTTCCCCGCCAATCGGTTGATGTCAACACCTTCAGAGAACTGGCTCGCCCCCTGCCCCGCTTCGCGCAGTCGGGAGAGATCATAGTAGCGCTCATTCAGCGCATCCAACGTCGCCTGCTCTTCCTTATTGAGCCCAGCCCGGAGCGCCTTATTCGTGAGAACGTTCTTGGCCTCCAGAATGGCTTGCTGCGCGCCAGTCGTTCCCGCCTTGTCAGCGGCTTCCTGCAGAGGATTTAGGTAGGTCTGCCGGAGAGTATCGTAGTTAACTCTTCCCCCGAAGTTACCTTCGCCCAGCACGTTATCGACGGCAGCGCGGGCTTCCCGCTGTTGCTGTCCTAGGCGGGTGCCAATCTTCGCCGCGTCTGCCGCCGCCCGCGCCCGGGAGAAGATGTCCTTGGTCAGAGAGAAACGCTTCCCCTGCATGAGGTTGCCCATCTCGCTTTCCCAGGCCGAGCCAAGCTGGTCGGTCACTTCGCCCAGGGTGCCTCCAGGGGTCTGCACTCCCCCGTTGCCGATCCGCTGCTCAAGCGCGCCCAGAACTTCCTTACCTTGGCGATTACCGACATCCGCTACTCCAGAGGTGAGGTTGCCGACAAACTGACCTGCGCGCCCCTCCGCGCCCTGGGCCAGAGTGGGAACCACTCCCTGCGCCAGCAGCCGTTCCGCATCCACACTGGGGGTGAACGGTTTTGTGAGGACTTTCTTGAGAATATGACCTCCTGCAACGGCAACTGGACCTGCAACAGCGGCCTTGCCCGCTTCAGTCAGCTTACCCTTCGCAATATCGCCCGCCGTCTCAGCACCTTCAATTGGGGTGGACACTCCCGCAGTGAGTCCGGAACCAAGTGCAGCCTTGACATAGGGGGCAGCGCGGCCAAGCCCGCCGAGGATTGCTGCTTCCGGCGTTGCGATGCTCGCCGCAATGCCACCCATGACATTGCCAGTAAGATTCCCAGCAGTGCCCCATCCACCAGCAGTCTTCTCATCTGCATTCACCTGTGCAAGAACACTCTTCTCTTCGGGGGTAAGCTGCCCGAACATCTGCTTCATGCCCAGGTAAGCCTTGATGCCTGCGCCGGCCATGCCGCTGCGGAACTTCTCCAGGCCCCCTTCATCGCCCGTCAACATGCCCTCTACGGGCGCTTGCACGGCCTGTTGGCTACTGCCCCCTTGGCGGGGCTGCGTTTGCGCCTCTGAGGGGCCGTTTGAAGGCTGCGAGGCCAGCCGGCGCGCAATGGCCTGGGCGGCAGCAGTGTCCCCCGCCGCATCAGCAGCACGCAGAGCTTGCAAGAGGGACGCGCGGTCGGTCATTTGAGGTACTTCTTGATCAGATCATCGTCAGATGGCTGGGAGGCGGCGATGGGCGACTTGGCGTTGCCGCGTTGAAGGGAGACCGTGGGGCTGCGGCTGTTGTACGCATCCAACGTCGCGTCGTCCACACCAGCCAGTATGCCCGACTTCTTGGCGTCAAACGACTTGCGGAGGTTGGCCCAGCCACGCCGGAGAGTTTCCTCAGACATGCCTCCACCCGTGCCGACTTCCTGCAGGAATCGCTTCATTTCCTGATCGGTCACCGCAGCACCTGAACGGCTCTTGAGGAGGACGTTTGCCGCTTGGGCAAGGTCCGCACGGACCGCCTGCCCCTCATTACTCAAGGCGAAGCCAGGCACAGACCCCAGAATGCGGCCGTAGCCGGGAAGAGTTCCCGACTTGTAATTCTTGATTGTGTTCTCAGCCGTCTGCAACGCCTGCTCGAACTCAGGCACACCTGCCTTCTCCAGAGTCTGGGAGAACTTGGTGACAGACTTATCCTCAGCGTCTTGCTTCTGCTGAGCGAACTTATCCTGAGCCATCTGAAGACGAAGTCGAGCCATCTCGTCGTTCGTCCCACGACCCTGAGCGGCGATGGTGGCTGCTAGAATGCGAGATTCGCGAGCCTGATCAGCCGCATACTGACGGGCTTCCGCTTGACTTTGAGCAGCCTGCGTGCGCGCCGCTGCCGCAGAAGCCGCCCCAAAGAGACGCTGCTGCCGATCCGCTTCTTTCTCCTCAGCCACTCCCGGAGATTCGTAGTAGTCACCAGTCGAGGGTACATAGAGCCCCTTGTCAAGCTTGACTGGAGTATTTTGTGCTTGCGCTGCCTGTGATAGGCCGCCAATGCTCTTGGCAAGGATGGGATTGTTTGCATTTTGAGCGACGAAGTTGAGGATGTTGTACTGGTTCGCCCGCTCATTGGCTGACTGTAGACCCTGCTGAAGAGCCTGCTTGTTCCGCAAAGTGTCCGCCGCCCGCTGTGCTTGAGCAGCAGGATCATCCGCAGCAGCGAGAAAATCCAGTAGATCCATTATACACCTGCCTGGGGGGTTCCGTACAGATCAGGATTGCCAGTCATTGCGCCCGGCTGGGCGGCAGGCTGCTTCCCGCGACGGAGGTAGTCCAACACCTGCTGAACCTGAGCATTCCGCATAGCGTTTTGCTGTTGCTGAGCGGCCAAGACTTGACGATCCTGATTACCTGCCATGCCTTGATTGACCAGTGCGCCCAGGTACTCCAACCCTCGGGGAGCAGAAGCAATCCGGCCGCTCATCCGCATCTGCGGGGTGGCTCCAGCCGCACGCAGCCGCTGCGACATAGCTTGCTGATAAGCAATCTGAGGGTCCAGACTACCAATCTGCTGACCAGACTCTAGAAGAGCAGCGAAAAGATCATTGTCATCCATGTCTTAGCCTCCAGGAATCCACCCAGGCAATTCCTGCTTCTGTTGTGCACCACTTGCGAGCGCTTGATTGGCGAGCATCTGCCGATAACGGTCACCCAGCGAAGCGCCTCCGCCTAGACCAAACAGACCCGATGAAGAGCCACTACTTCCGGATCCTCCACCCAGCGCTCCAGAGATATTCTTGTAATTCTTGTATCCCTTGTAGAGATCCTTCAAGTAATCGCCGAAGCTGCTGCCCGAGACATCGACTGTAGGAATCGTCGCCGTGCCTGCGCCGCCCATATTTCCCAGTCCGCCTTCGGCAGCCGTGGGGTTGTTATAGAAATGAGCATCACTGCCAGTGTTTGCAGCATCAATGCCAGAAGCTCCGGCTGCGGCGTCGCCTGCCCCCAGCGCGCTACCCGCTGTGTAGATATTGTTCCCAGATCCAAGGGCTGCGTCGGCAGCGAGGTCCATGCCACTCAGTTCGCCAGCACCTTCAGCTGCTCCCGCCGCACTACCCGCACCTTCAGCTGCTCCCGCTCCACCGAAATACGCACCACCGAGCCCGGCAGTCACAACAGGGGCCAAGTAAGTCAACACATCCCGATAAGTGTTTGTCCAGTCACTGCCCTGATAGTAGTGCTGATTGCCGATGGGGGTAGCTGTACCCGTGTTGGGGTCGTATTTGTATGTCACGCGAGTCTGGTCGTGCGTGGACTGGCCCAGGGGGTCGTTATAGTTGTCCGAGAACGTGTAGCCGCTCTTGTCGTCGCCATTGAGGTAGAGCTTCGTGCCGTTAGAGCTCGTCACGTAAGCGGCCTCGGCGGGATTGACCCAGGTGCCAGACTCTGTTTCCCGGCTGGTCTCCGGCGTAGCAGCGTTGAACTTCAGCCCAGACAGAGTGTTGATGCCAGAAAGCGGATTGTTGGGGTCGTAGGCAGACGGATCGTACCAATTGCCGTTGCCGGAATAGGTAGGAGTGCTCGACCCCAGGTTGGGGTACCCGCCCGGATCAGCTTGCTGCGTCACAGTCAGCCTCCCAACCCAAATAGATCGCTCAGGTAGCTGCCCGCGCTGTTGAGCAGACCTTGCCCGGCAGAACTGTTGAGAAACGCTCCACCCAGGTTGAACAGCCCATTGTTCAAGCTTGCCTTCTGGTCAGCCGACAGATTCAACTGATCCAGAACACTGCCGTAGTTGCTCTGCGCAGCGCCCAGATAGTTGGGAGCTTGAGCCACCCCCGCCTGTCCATACTGACCGAACGTGGGCGAAGAGACTTGCTGACCGCTCAGCAGCGAGTTAACATCACTCAGCGGCTGGTTACGAAGGGTCTGCGTCTCACCAAGTTGATATTGACGCTGTCCCTGCTGATAGTTACCGTAGTTGATGTTCTGCTGGTTGAGAGCGTTGCCTTGCTGGAAGCCAGCCTGCACCCCTTGGAGTCGCGCGTTGTTTTCATCACGCGCAAGTTGATCCTCGGCTTGCTGCCATGCTGCAGAGCCACGAGTGATACCTTGATTGGCGAGTTGCGTCTCGGTCTGCTGACGTCTCTGATCGAGAAGAGGCTGAAGCTGCCCCATGACCGCATCTTGCGCCTGTTGATTCGTCTGCCCCGGAGTGCCAAACGAGTAAAGGCTCGCAAAACCAGATGTATTGATCGGGTTTTGGAGATTGCTGACAGCCTGCCCCGTGAGGTCCGCAGCGCCTTGACTACGCTGAAGTTGACTTTGCTGTTGCGCGTTCAGCGCCCCCTGCTGCCCGCCGTTCAGAGAGACGTTCTGCGTCCACTGACCCGTCGTGGGGTCTTGTGTCCACGTGCTACTGCCGAATGGATTAATCTGATTGGCGCGGTTGGCGATCGTCTGCTGATTCGTCAGATACTGACTCGCCATCCCCTGCGCAGTGGCAGCATCAGTAAACTGGTTGGACGGCACATTGCTGGTCATGCCAGCGGGTGGCGCAGTGCCAGCCGCGGGGGTCGCGCTAGACGAGGGAAGATTGGGCGCTTGCCCCATTACTGCGTTCTGCGTCATTCAGCCACCTGCAATCCTCTTTGTTCATCACCTGCAACAGAAAATCCTTAGTCTCGTAAAGGGGCGAGAAGCCAAGGTGCCTGTTGAATTTGATGGCACGTTGAAGCGAGATGGGCGTCAGCCCGTAAACCCTCGACTTTCTGCAGTCTACAAACGGGTAACGGAACGCTTCACGCAGAAACTGCCTGCTCACGGCGCCCGGTTCCAGGGCCACATGCATAAAGACAGATTCTTCTAGCCAGCAATTATAGGCCACGACGCCGGCAATAGACAAATCTTCCCTAAGTCGGCCAATGCAGCGAATGTCTGACGACCAAGGAATGTTTATCTTGTCCTGCAGCCACTCGAATAGACGAGTGCCTTCCTTGTCGGCTACAATCACATCGGTCCACCCGGCTCAATCATGTAGTCATTGGCGATGAAGGTAGTCTGTGCGGTGACCGAGGTCACGTAGCTGACTTGCCCCGAAAAGCCGAAACCTTCCACGCCAATCCATTTCTTGTACGCAGACTGAGTGCCTGACCAGATTGCGGAGTCCCAAATGCCGCTGTCCCATGTGTACCCCACCGGCGCGGGCACACCCGGAGTGGTCAAGGGCGCACCGGGGAGGAAGTCGGCGTTCATCTGCACAGCAATCCCCGGCTCGCTGGACGAGAGGAACGTCGGGCGCACCATGAGGAAGTGCTTGTTCTGAGATATATCCGCGACACGGTTGAAGTACGTGAACGCAGGCTGAATCTGCCCCACAATGGGGTTGCCCGTAGCCCCGCTGAGCGGATTGTTGTCCGTGTAGTTGACCCCGTAGAGACATACCCGGCCGTCCGATGTACCGAACATGACCCAATTTGCCACGACGTTGACCGTAGTCATCGGCAGTCCGTTGAATTGCGTCCACATATTCGTGGCCGTGTTCATAGCGTACTGCACGTACAGATTGGCTATCGTGCTTGGAACCGTTATGAGCATGAAGTTCTCGCGTGGTACGACCACAACGTTCCAGCCGAAGAAGTTGAACGTTGTGGAGATGTCTGACGAGAATGTATTCTGAATCTTGGAAGTGTAATTGCCGTCACTCGTGGCAGCGAGGATGTTTGCACCCCCGCGCGTGATGTAGCTGACGGGGAAGATGCCCGTGTTGGAGACGATCAGCAAGTCACCGCCATAGGAGGTGAAAGCATTCCGCCCCTTGGGAACTTCCCCGACGTACCAAACACCGACCAGGGAGAACGTAGACGCGCTGGAAGGGTCAGTGCCCTTGTAGATGATGACATCGCCATTCTCGCTGACGATGACCAGCATGTCATCAATGCCCGTGCCAGCATCAATAGTCCAGTTGGCTATGTAGGCGATGCTACCGCCAGTCTTCAGCAGGGGGCCAAGGTCAAGCGAAGCCGCAGCACCGTAGATCGAGTCCGTAGCAAGATACCAGACGCGGGCGGAGGACTTCTCTACAAACCATACGCGCCGCTTCCACAACGCCACCGCACAGAACTTCGTGGGGTCTCCCACAGACACCTGAGTGGCACCTGCCCCCATCGTCACCTTCACCCACGTCGCGCCATCGTAAGTATAGTAGCCATCAGTCTCCGAACAGGCAAGCAGCCAGCTACCCGCGCTGTTGGAAAAGTTGACATACGAGAAGCTGCCGGCGTTTGCAGACCCAGACAGCGTCACAGGGGAGGACGGAGAAGCCCCCTGGCTAGTGATGTCAAAGATCTTTGCATCCGTCGCAGCAAAGACCTTCCCCGGCATTGAGGTCGGAGCAGTCTGGAAGCTCGTAGTCGTGGGAATTGTCGTCGATGACGAAAAGTACGACATTATGGAGCCAACAGACCCCGCCATGCCAGTCGCCCACTCGCTGTACCCCTTGCGAGATTCAACGCCATACTGTCTGGGAATCCAATTCACCAGACCGTAGGCATCCGTAGGAGGCATAGACGCGAGCGCGTCACGACTATTCAGCCCGCCAATGGGGGCCGGAATAGACTCAATCTTCTGTACTTTAGCCCGCGGAGTCTTGCTTGCCTGCGGCTTCTCGATGACACGCAGTGGAAGCATGATCACATTCCATAGTTTGTGTCAGGGATGTTCGCGTAGTTGAGGTACGGGTAGACCTGACGGGGGCCAATGGAGAGGATGGGGGCAGGAATGTCTCGGCCAGTCACGAGGCTGAAGGCTTCATTGAACTCCGCAATCTGTGCAGAAGTGTCAAAGCCCTTGGCGTCCCGCCACTTATACTTCACAAGTGGGACGATGAGCCTCTGGTCAAAGAGAATCTGGTCCGAATCGTTCGCCACATTGTCCCGATAGACCGGCGAAGGTACCTGCACACCGTCAATAAGCCAACCACGACTGTAATAATCACTGACAATAGTATCAGCGGCAGCAGCAGGATAATACAGAATGAACTGATTACCCACAATACGATACTGAAGAGAAACCGTGTTACCACCGAGCAACCTCGCCTTCAGCATTCGCCAAATCTGCGGCGTCAGGGGGCCGAGCACCGGCCAGCGGGACGTATTGTCCCACATTGCGCCGTCTACGAAGCCATTCCAGTCCGTGGGGAGCGTGTAGGTGTCGACCGAGGGGGTCAACACCTGCGTCCACTCCTTATGCAGGTACTGCCAGTCGTGCATCAGGCACAAGTCCTGACCCGCACTGGTCAGGAATTCAACAAGCTGCTGGATGCCGACGTCGGTACTCCCGACAAATGCAGGGGGGACGGTGAGGCCAAGCTCACGACAGACTTTTGTCAGAGCAGTGGAGACTGTCGTGTACTTAGTGAACTCACCGGCCATGGCAGATTACGCCTTTGCGACTTGCTTGACCACCTTCGCGGTCAGTTCCTTGTTTTCCTGCATCATCTTCTCGTGGGCTTCCTGCAGCACCTTGAACTGAGCAGACATCTCCTTGAGTTGAGCCTGCATCTGCTCGATGGGGGCCGTGTTGCCCTTGGCGATCTCGAGGTAAGCCTTGGCCCGGTTCTTCAGGTCTTGAAGCCCCATGTGCTTCGTGAGCACTTGGTCGCTAGCGCCTGCGATCTGCTCGACCGTGTCGAAGCCGAAGAATTTCAGCTCCTCTGCCTGACCACGAGAGATCACCGGCCATTCGGCCAGCGGCGTGCCCGCGCTGCGCTGCTCCTGGCCTTCCTTGAACTGCGCCCACTGCTTGGGGAAGCGTGCGTCATCGCCACCGAAGAAGCCGATGCGCGGATTGCTCATGCGCACTTGGCGGTCAATGACATTGGTGCGATCCCCCGGCACGAAGATGCGCACGAACGGCACATCGTCGTAAATGGGGCGCCCCTCCTGCTCAGACTTCTCGTAGTTCTGCACGTAGGACATGTAGAACTGAACATAGAGCGACTCGTCGCCCTTGCTGGAAGTGTGGAGGGTGTGGTCGTAGTCAATCGTGTCCATCTTCGTCTTCGTCCTTTTCGTCTTCTGCAGCAAGATCTTCAGCTTCTTCTGCAGCGGTTTCTACAGGGTTTTCTTCTGTCGGCGGAGCCTCTTCCTGTGCCAAGGATTCCACGTAGGTTTCCTCGGGCTCGGTGGTCGGCGCCGTGTGAATGGCAAGATCGCGCTCGGCAATCTCTTCGTGAACTGGATGCCCACCGCTCATGCGACGAGCAAGTTCACGAAGCTCTTCTTCGCTGGGGACAGGTAGTGTATCCATGGGAACTCTCCATGAAGAGGGGAGCTCTCCCGAGCTCCCCGACTTCGATTAGGTGATGGCGCCTTGCACGAACGCGCGGTCGATCTGTACCACGTTGTAGAAGATCGTCGCGTTGTTCGCGGTCTGCGTGACGTTGCCCGTGACAGCAGCGCTGTTCGCCACGTTCACCGTGAGAACGTTGTTTACACGGTCAATGGCGGTAATGAGTGCCGAAGCACCCACGCCCGTACCGGACACGTAGCCACCGACGAAGAAGCCGTCAACGTTGACCGTCTGGATGGTGAAGCCACCCGACAGATTGTTGTTGCCGGACCCTGCCGCCGCGCGGACCACCGTGTTGGTCGCCGCAATCACGCTCACTGCGTTCAGTACCTGCTTCCCAGCAGAGTTAGCGCCCACCTGACCGGCAGCGGTGACGCCAACGGTCGTGCCCGATGCCACCGACGCAGTGCCGTTCACCGGGGTGGTGCCCGCACGCATGAACCAGCCATACTGACCGGAGACCGTGGTCGCCGTGCCAATATCGCTCATGCACACGTACACGGGGCGACCCGTGTTCGCAGTGTTCGGCGCTTCCGTCATCACGGGCTCGTAAGCCCGAGTCGTCGAATTGAGCGTCTGGGTGCAGACACACAAGCCGAATTGACGAATCGCACCGCCGAATTTGGCGAAGACGAACTCACCCGGACCCCAGATGGGATCGTCACCCGTGGCGATCAGCCCGGGGGTGATGGGAGGCCACGGAACGTTGGTCGGGCCGGTGGCGGCGAGCAGAGCTTCAATCGGCGGGTAGCCGACGAAGCGAGCTTCAAGTTTGTAGGTCATCTCAGTTCTCCTTACGGGGTGATGAGACGGCCTTGGAACTGCGGACCACCGCTAGTCAGGTTGCCAGCCCACGCGAGGATGCTCACCTCGGCGTCCTGGTTCACCGCATAGCGACGATTCGGGTTCAGAGGAACCATGTTCCGGCTCGAGTGCGGACGCCAGTAGAGGTACTTCGTGTTCAGGAAGTAAGCGGTCTTCTGGGTGGCAAAACCACCGATACCGCCGTCCAGAACCACATCGGCATCCATGAACTGGACCGTCGGGAACCCGAGCTTGGCCTTCTCCGTGTTGGCGAAGCGCTGAAGCACTTGCAGAGACTGCATGTAGATGCTCCAGAACTGCGTGTCCATCACGATGACGTTGGGGCGATCGCGACCGCGGATCAGGCTGGCCCAGAAGGTGTCCATAGCGCCCTGCACCGTGGTCGCCGTCAAAGCGGAACCTGCCGTCGTGGTCTTGCTGCGCCAAACAGGCCACACCGCGCGGTCAATACCGCCGTACGTACCCGTGTTCGGGCTCACAGGCACCGCAGCGTCCAGACCGACGATCTGCTTGCCGCCCGCGCCCGTGCCATCCGAGTACACGCCCGCTGCGAGCAAGTTGTACATGGACGCTTCGGCCACGTTGAGGCGCGCTTCCATCAGGTCAATGATCTGCTGCTTGCCCATGTTCTTCAGTTGCTCAAGGCCACTGATGGTCACGGGGCATGCTGCTTGGCAGATGTTGAATTGAGCAGCCGACAAGACATCCTGAGCGGCAACTGGGAGCAGGTCGTACCCCGAATACCAGCCCGCGTTGCCGTTGGCAGCGAAGCTGATTTCTTCGTAGATGACGGACCCACCCGAGATCGGGCGAACGTTGCCGCTCGCTTTGATCCACGCCAGAAGCGCGTTGTTCAGGGTGACGTTGTCAGCAATGTCGGCGCTACGATTTTCAATCGTAGTCGCGACGATGTCGCTGACATTAGGAAAGGCCATGATTTCTCCAGGCTAGGGTTGATGCCGAGGGTCAAACAGCACGCTGCTCAGTTTCATCCCACGCTGCCTCAATGGCTGAGCGTAGATTCGCTGGCTTCGTCTTTCCTGCCCCGCTCCCCGCTGGTGCTTCGCTTGACGCTAGGCTGGCCGATGCGTTTCGAGCTCTCCGTGCCGCTGCGGAACGCTGGGCGGCACTGGCAGAAGCCTGATCTGCGAGTACAAGCTGCGCAATCTCAGGATGCGCCATTGTGGCACGGGTGTAGGCGTCTTGTAAAGTCATCCCTACACTGCGCTTGCTTGCAGCCTCCAGCAGGTCGGCCATGATATCCCGAACATCGTTGAAGTACTTGTTTTTCGGATCAGCAGCGAAAGCCTCGATGTCATTCTGCATCTGCGAATGCAGAGCTTGCTGGTTCTGCTGAGCAGTCCTCTGCATCTGCTGCATGAACTGATTCACAGGCATCAGAGCCTCCTGAATGGCGTGCTGAAGCTGCGCATTGGGCCGCTGCGCTGCGCCCTGGCCCTCGTTGCCGGAGACAAGAGCTTGGAGAGCGTTGTCCAAGAGCTCAAAATCCACCCCATGTTGCATGATCATGTTCGCAACCATCTGCGCCTTCTGCTGGGGAGGCGCAGTACGCAGATGATACGCAGTCTGCATGAGGTTGCGGATGGCCGTGACATGATTTCCGCCCTCCGCCTGAATCATGGCGTCGTAGGGGGTCATGATCTGATGAACTTGCTGGGCGTAATTCCGCGCCTGAGCGGAATTATTCAGCGCAAGCTCAGTTTCACGTTCCCGACGACCAATCTCCTCCTGCACCTCGCGGGGCAGAGAGGTGAAGTACTTCTCGCGGACGGCGGGACGCCAGGAAGACGGAGCCTTGATCTGCGGAAGTTGCTCGCCCTCAGGCTTCTTTACCTGCGATTGCCCCTGCGGAGGTACCTGTTTTTGATCTTGAACGTCCCCTTTGGTAGATTTTGAAAACTTGCCTGATGCGTCTCGTTCCTTTGTGGCTCCAGAGGACTTTGGCTCGCCTTCTTCGGCTGCGCCGGTTCCAAGGGCAGCGTCGTTGGCTGCTCCAAGATCGGCTGCTCCTGCTCCGGCGTCTGCGGAGCCAGTTTCCTCCGCAGAGCTTGAATTATTTTCATTCAGTTCCTCGTCGTGTTCGTCAAAAGCAGCCTCAAGGGCTTCACGCATTCCAGGCATTTTTAAGTTCTCCGGTTAAATTCACGTTCCAAAATTTTGCGGTTATCGTGATGAGTACCCGCAAAACGCTCTTTTCGTCTACTTTCGGCTTTCGCCCATTCACCTTTGTAGTCCTCTGCGATTGTTAGATTGTGTTGCCGCATGTATTCCCTGTGCTTACTCCGCGTGTCCAGTCGAGTAACGCCGTCAGGGGCCATAATGGTATCGTAATGGCGGTCCCCAGCGAGGGCATGGGCCAGAGCCGAATTACTGCCGTTGACTGTGAGCATTCGTTCCATGGGAAGATTGCAGTGCCAGGGAGTTCTCTTAGTCTCGGGATTGGAGTATTCCCCAATGCTTTGGACCGTTTCTTCAACAGCCCCGCATTTACAGAGCCAAGTGTAGATTGCCATTTATTCTCCTTTCTTGGGTCGCGGTTGCATGCGCTGCATCCGTATTTCGTGCTCACGCTGACTTTCGGTCTGGGCGTCTTCGGCCGCAATCTCGTGCGCAGTCGCTTCAGCAGCGTGCATAGCCTGCTGGACCGCCTGCTGGAGTTGATTGTGATGTTTGATGTTTTCAAGGGCTGCGCTGTTGTCTGCTTTGGTCTTCTCGATGGTCAAGCTGTTGCGGAGGTCAAGGTCCGCCTTCTGCTTGTTCTCCATCTGACGTGCCTGAGCTTCGCTAATGGCCCGCTGAGTCTCGCCTTGCTGTTTGATTTGTTCCTGCTGGACCTTGTAGGGGCCGTCGTTCGGCTTCTGCTCGCCTTGCTGCGGCTGTTGCATGGACTGCGGGTTCGCAAAGAGTTGCTGAATCGCCTGATCCAACACACCTTGAATCTCCTCGCTGCCCCGCATGCCGGAAGCCACCCAGCGGATCATCTGGACCAGATAGGGCAGCGAGCCCGGCACCACCTGGGCAATGGGGTACGCCTGGGAGAGGAATTGCCCGACAGTCGTCAAGAACTCGATGCGGACTTGCTTTTCCTGATTGTAATCGGGTAGCGCAAGCCCCTCCTCATTGATGTCGATCTTGTACTTCGTGATTTCGGAGTCACGGAGCAGTTGGATCGCTGCCTGAGCGTACTGAGCGTCCGGGGTGGCCTCGATGTTGCTCAGCCGGAGAATAGTTTCATCCTGAAAGTGACGGCAGATGATGTCAGCCTTGATAATCAGGAGTTGGCGAACGAAAATGGAGACGTCCATCTGCAGATACTGCAGACGTACCGAGGAATACTGCGCCTTCAGCTCTTGGGCGCCCAACGTCTCCCGCGCGTTCGTGGTGCCGCGCATGATATCGCTGATGCCCGTAAGCTCGTAGATATCCTGGATCTTGGCGACCTTCTGTTCCTTCAACTTGTCCAGAACAGCCGCAATGACGTCAATTGGGAACCAGTCGACGACTCCCTTCATGCCACCAGCCTCGGCCAGGACCGCCCAACGGTCCACCGGGATCATATCATTCTCTCGAGCCTCCGAAAGTACCCGAGCGACCTCCGCATTCTTCTTGTCGTAGACGCCAACGACACGAAGAGCCTTCTCAAGGATCGTAATTCGCGTGTTTAGCTCGTTCAACTGATCATATTGGTCCTGCACCATCGTATAATCGCTACGGGGCAGGTAATCGTCAGTTGTATGGGTCGCCAAAAGAAACTGGGGGCACGGGTAGAACCCGTCCAGCATGAGAAAGTCCGGCTTTTCGCGACAAAAACCCGGAACATCACGACTCACCCAGTAAATCTTATTCGTTTTACGACACCAAAGCTCGTAAACGGAGATTTTGTCCTTCGTAAAGTTCTTGGGGAGGACTTTATCACGGTCCTCAGGTGTCGATCGATCTTCTTTACCGACGTCGACTCCAAATTTGTCCTTGAATTTGGAGCGCGTCATGTAAATCAGGCGACCCACATACCAAACTTCGCTCCAAACGCGGGCAGCGGGCCAGCGGACGTCCCGCCAGTGGACGTAATCGCAGTCCGCCTCTTCCTTTGTGATGACTTCGAACGTCACAGGCTCCTGTCCCTCGGCGCTGGGGACAGAAACTTCCTCGGTTTCCACGTCGTAACGCATCCAGCAGAGACCCAGGCCCGGAATTAGCCGATCCTCCACGGCGAGCTTGATAGCTTCGTCCATGGGGGAGTTGTTCTTCATGAAGTCGTAGGCCAAGCAGCGCTGCAAAATCTCTGCAGAAACCCGTGCTACGTTGTCGTTGGAGTCTGCCCAAACGCGGCTGACCATCGGCCGTGGAGGCCGTGCGTACAGCGCAGCCTTCAGCACACCTACGTTGGCCCAGAAGACGTTGTACAGATACGTCAAATCGTCCGTCGTGTCCTTCTTCGCCTTGTACTTCTTGACGACTTTGTCCGCCTTTACCCACCATTCGTCCCGCAGGCGCTTTTCGTCCTGATCGAGCTGATTGATCCACCAATTGTAGCCGTAGGCTTTCTGTTCCGTATCAGCCATCAATCTCTCCTGGGGCGGTGATTTTTCCAGAGGTCTTCAAGCGTGAAATTGTAGTGTACGCCCCGGGCGAGGGCAAGCCTTCTCGCTTCCGCTGCTTCCTCAGGTGTTGGTAGCCTTTTGGCGGATTTTCTTTCAGATACGAGAGCGAAGCCTCTGAAGGCGTCGGCGTAATGAGATGCCCAGTCATGTACGGGTGTGTCCTTATATACCTTACTATCCTCGTCATAATCTCGGTGATAGCTTTTGAGCGCTCGGATCCCATCTGCACATCGTGTATGGTGAAACCATACGTCACCGAAGATGAGTCGTGCTGCACTGATACCGTCATTGAGATTCTGCCGAGGTACAATCTCCGGGTAAACATTGTAGTCTACGAGTTGCTCAACGAGCGTTCTACCCGTTTGCAGACTGCGGGCGCGGGCATCATGTGGAAGCCATATTCTGCCTCTCGGAACTGAATAGGTAGAACACGTGGCATTGATGAGTTCCACATAATGGCTGATGGGTCGATTATTATCGGCGAAGGAAAGCTGCATCGCATAACCATCTGGACGCTCTTGCCATGCCCAGCCGCTGGTATCGTCCCGGATGCCCAAGTCGAGCGAGAAATGAAGAGGTGAATCATCAAACTCAAGGCTATCACTAATGCGGCCAGCAGCTTCAGCCGCCGCAATTTCCTTGGAGAAGTATGCGCCACGGGTGCTGGCCGTGAAGGAGCATTCCATTTCTTGTGCGAATTCATCATCTGTCATCAGCTCCCGAATGCTCTCAATGTCTTCAGGGGAGAGGATCCCTGTGTACTGGTACGGCAGATGGGCGACGAACCAGCTATCGTCATTCAATCGTAGCTCGTACAGATCTCGGAAGTGATTGGGGCCGTTGGGTGTCCCCATAAACACCGCCCACCCTCGACGGTCGAGTAGAGTTGGTAGCAGTACCTCTGACCAGACGGAGGGGCGCATGTTGCCGAATTCGTCAAGTACGAGACCATCGAAGTAAAGGCCCCGGAAGCTATCTGGGTTGTCGGCTCCATACAGGGTGATTCTTGCATTGTTGTGGGGGAGTTCAACGAAGAGTCCAGACTCGCTGACCTTGGGGCGGAAGGGGGCTGCATAATCTTTAAGATATTGCCATGCAATCTGCTTCGCCTGGGTGTACAGAGGGGCGACGTAGCCGTAGCGCGGGTTCTGCTTCGTATTGTAGCTGGCCTTCTCGATCAGATCGTTTACGGCTGCGACTGTCTTTCCTGCACGTCGGTGGGCGACGAGGATGGCCCATCTGCGGGCTCGCTGGTGGAAATCGTTGAAGTACCATCGGGGCTCGTAGCCGAGGACAATTCTTGGCATGCCTGGGGGGCTCCATATTCGTGTTTGATGTGAGTCTGATGGTTGGAGTGGTCGTCCAGCGGGGTGGGCGCCAGCCGGTGGACAATCTCCAACACCCCCGGATTGCCCAGGGCGATGCTCGTAGACGGGAGCAGTTTGGAATACAGGGGGTAGAACTTATCTGGGTTGGCATGCGCCCAGAGCGACAAGCGGTCCACGCCCCCAATGATCTCGAACGCCCCCTGAAAGGCTTGGACGATGTCTTCCCGCGAGAAGCCATTCTTCTTTCTAGTGACCCTGGGGAGGCGGGGGGCATCCTCCAAGGCCATGACTTCCATGACTTCTTCCATTTGGGGGTTACTCTTCTGTTCCGTAGACATATCCAGTCAACGTTTCTGTTGCGACCCCCGTGGCGGTAAGGACGTTGTTAGCCGCAGCGGACAAGATTCCATTGCCCAGGCTATCCTGAATGGGGACGCCATTGGTTGCGTTGGGGATGATGAGGATTGTGGTGCCCGCGGTGTTGTCTTTGAGAGTGATGCTGCCTGCGGCGGTACCCGTCATCAAGTTGTAGCCCATCAAGCGGAACTTCTTACCTGCGGCAGGGGTCCAGATGGTAGCCTCGGATCCTATGGCCAGTGCATTGAGGGACTTGAAGACAGTCGGGGTGCGGAGCCTGTCCCAGCTGGACCCATTTAGAACTTGCAGATACGCGGCCACCTCCTCAAAGTCGTTCTCATTGCTTCTGGCATCCTGGGTGCGGATACTGGAGGGCTTTGTGAGGGAGGAGTGGAAGGTGACTTGCAGACGGAAGGCGCCTTGAGCGACGCTGCCGTTGACGTATACGAGGCGGAAGTATCTTTGGACGCAGCCAACGCCGAAAGACTTGGACGTATTGGCGGGGATGGTGTAGCTGTCTGACAGATCCCAGTTGACGCCATCGATGGACTGTTCCATCTTCAAGCCGTCTGTCGCACTGGCCTGATCCGCAAAGACTGATACCCTTACCTCTGCGTAATATGTAATGTCTTCCGCTGTACCCGTGAACGTCGCGCCGTTGCCCAGAGTGGCTGTGGATGAGTTCAGGGTGGACACCATGGGGAAGATAGTCCCCTGGGAGAAGATGTTCCCGTTGGTGTCTATGATGAATGGGCCAGCCCCATCCGATTGACGGACCCAATTGCCTGCGGTGGTCTGGATGTAACCGGCGGGGATGGCCATGGCTGCGACGTTCCTATACGTGTGGGCACGTACCCTGACTAGGGGGTGCCGGGATGGGTTTGCTTACACCAGTCGTGCGTGGAGGGTATACCATAACACTACCTACTTAGACAAGGGGTGCAGTTATGGTCACGACTGGTATTGAAGTACGCCGCGTCATCCAGACCCTTGCCCGGGCGGGGCGAGAACTCCGTGAGATCCAAAAGAAGGAGGAGATGAAGCGTAAGAATGACGCCCTCCGGCAAGCTCAGGCTGACTTGGACAAAGTTGTTAGAGAATTGGTACAGGCAGCGGAATAGACAACAGGTAGATCTCAACCCACTGCATGACTTCTATAGAAGGGAATTTTAGAGATTTCATACGGGTGGGTTGAGGCAGCGCGCACGAAGCTGTGGGGTGGACACTCCCCCGGTCGTCCGAATCTTCCCTCGACTTCACGCTTCCTGCTTCAGATCTCGAAGTTAGTACTAACTTCTTCAGAGATCGACCTCGGATGAAGTGGTCACACACTTCAGATGCAGGGCAAAAGAAAAGGCCCCGAAGGGCCTTGGTGACTAGGGAGCGAACCGCGCTGCCTGGGCTTGCCAATACGCGCGAACCAGTAGGTTGCGCGTGCCCGCGTTAGACGGCGGTAGCGTAACCACGACGGATGACGTAGCCAATGAACGCTGCCGGCACGCCCTGGGTGTTGCTGGCGCTGGGCAGCAGGGGTGCCACAGCCGCTTGGCCGTTGCCAGCGTTGACAGCCGCGACCATGGTTTGCCACCATTGCTGGTTGTGCGGCGCAGCAACGCGGTACGGCTTGCCCGTAAGCTTGAAGCTAGTGATGGCTTGCCCACCGCGCAGGGCCACGGCTTGGGGCGCTGCCGCGGGGGCGGCAGGTGCGGCGGGCATGGCTTCGGCGGCCAGCCGCTGCACGGTTGCTGCCAGCGCGGCCTTGCCCGGCTTGGTTTGCGACTTGCGAGCGGTGATTTGCTTGGTAGACATTTGATGTACCCCTAACTGTTGGTGGTTGCTGACGGCACGGTGCCGCCAGTGCCAGGGTACATGCATGGCCTGTGCCAGCACTCTTTAGTGGTTTTAGCAACACTTTACTAACAATTTGCGTCGCTTCCTTCAATTGGTGCAGTGCAGCATATCCAAAACAGTTAACAATCCTTGCTCCCCCTTATCCAAGGGGTGGCACAAATCTTGCTGATGGCACGCTTTGTGCATCGAAGTACGCACTAACTTATCCGTAAGTTAGCGCTTACTAAGATCTTGGTCTACTGTCTGATCTCTAAAGTCGACTTCGGAGGGCGTAAATTCGGATCTTCTGAGATCGACTTCGGGGAGAGAACCTGTCGAAGGAACCACTATTGGGAGGATGGAAGTCGACTGCAGAAATCGATGTCATTTTAGGGGAGGATGAGCCCTCCTAATGAGCTCGATGGGGGCGTCTGATCGTTCGTCTGACCCCTACCAATGCCTACAAGGGGCCTGTTTGGGCGGATGGGTGAAGGCTGCGGGCGTGTTAGGTGTTAGGTGTTAGGTGTACCGCCCAAGCCGTCTACTATATTTTTATATTTAGATAAAACACCCCTATTTTTCCACTTTTTACCTATTGCCATATTTAACACCTAACACACCTAACACACCTAACAGCAGCCGTAAGTTGTTGTCCCCCAATATGTTTTGATGTTAGGTGCCCGTTAGGTGCGTTAGGTGTACAGACCCTCAATCGTCGTTACCGTGATGCTCCGCCCCGCACCTACCTATAACTGAGTTGTACACCACCCCACCCCAGCACCTAACAAGCATGGGGCACATCGGGCTGTCACTCCACTGACTAAACCACTCCACTCCACCCCACTTGAGCGCCCATCCCAGAAGACGCTCCACCCTATCTAGCTCTCTTCTTATTTCCGGATAACCCTGCAACGCGTACCATTCGTAGTACCCCCAGTCCAAAGGCTCCTCTACTAATCCAGATGTGTCGAAGTAGAATTTGATCACGCGATGTCTAGAACTTAGTTTCATCAAGCGAACTCCTCAGCTTATCCATGAGTACCCCCGTATTGAGCGCCATTTGAATGATCTGTTCCCGCGACAGTTGATTCCCGCCCAAAGACGGTGTCTTCCCAGGCCGCGGCTTAACTTCCAGGGCATGCCCGCGCTTCATCCAGACGACGTGTGCCACCAGCTTCTCCCCTTCACGCACAATCACCTCTGCCTTTGTCCCCCCAAGATCGTGGTGCATAGTGTCCACGATGCCCCAGAACTTCACATCGCGTGCACGTACAGTCTTGTTGGTGACAAACACGTTGGGCAATTGCTCGTAAAGCGCATCCGCCCCCGTCTGCTTCATCGTCTTGCCTGCCTCCACTATCGCCTCCATTGCCTCAGTAGCCCTAGCCTTTGCTGTTGGATTCCATTTATTGATGTCCACACCCATGTAGAACGACATTATGTTATTCAAGAATTCCTTGTTTTTGAGGAGCGGAATGAGCTCGCCGTGTAAGAACTTCATCCATTGGCTGTTCCCCTCCCCATCTTCTGTTCTCAGAGGCGAGCGAATGGCCCACCAGCGTCGCTCGTCAGCATCCCAGCGCCAGGGAGCATCTTCGTTAGTCGTATAGTAGATACGCTTGTAGTTATCTAGAAGGACATTAGAGCAGAATCTCTCACGTATTTCCACCTTATCCGAGTAGAGCCCCTTCAGCTTTGCCTCCTTACTGGCGTGAAGAGCGCTGGCTTCGTCCACTTGACAGAAGATTGTGCGTGCTAGGTGGTCATTCCATGGTCCCGTTAGTGAGTCAATGTCTCCCACGTACGCTCCACGGCCGACAAGTTCACGGATTATCTGCCCCTGGAGCGACTTGCCGATGCCTTTGACATGCGACTGCATGACGGGCGAGATGGTCGTCTGCTCCCAAGGCTTCTGGAACATGTGGGCTACCCAGGAGTTGAAATACTGAACATCGTCGAGCGCGCCTTCCTCCTGCACCCCTGCACCCCACAGACCATATTGAAATTTCAGATATATTTCGACATGCTTCGCATAGTTTTCTGTCTTAGTGGGCTCTGCCATAAATCCAGACCAGTGATTAAACACCCCCTCATCCAATAGGAGTCCACAAGGCTTTGATGGGTCGAATACATAGCGAGAGAATTCGGGGCGGTTGTCGTTCTCCAAGAACATTACGATTTTAAAGATTGGCTTGCCCTTGGAGTCCTTGATTTTGGCCTTCTCAATAAACTTCATGTCCTTTTCAGAGTACTTCGCCATCGTAAAGATGTCCAGTACATGTGGGCTTTCACCTCTGTAGACAGCATACGTCTGCATGTACTTGAGGAAATCCGGGTCTAATTCGGGATCTTCTGCCGTGGCGAGCAGGTCCTGCTTCGCGCGCTCTAGGTCGTACCCTTCCCTGACGGCCTTGAGAAAATAGTCGTCCAGCCCAAGCTTCTCACCGACCTTGAACAGTGGGGTTCTTGCGATGTAAAGAACCTTTACAGCAGCCCCGACGCGATTAAGCTCGAAGGCGAGTCGGGATAGGTCCTGTCTAACTGTCTTCTTTAACGGACTGGAGGGGGAGGCAATAGCGTCGGCGTCGTAGCAGATGTAGACCGGCCGCCCGCCCCACACAAATTGATCGAGTGGGGCAGCAAGACCATCTCGCTCAGAGGACTCCCAACTACGGGTTCCCGAGTTACCAACGGTTGGACCAAGATACTTGCTGGCCGTGATAGCCTTGAATTCACCTTCCGTGTAGAAGATGGGGATATTTGGATCCTTCGCAATATCATACCATCCAACTGTAGGGGGCAGATAATGACGTGTTCCTGATTCCTTACGCTGAGTGTAACGCTCCCCCTTAGCGTTTGGAGTGTGACGTCGGTATCTGTGGAATTGATGACCTCGATTATCCTGAAGGGGGTGACCGTCAATGTCGAAGTAACTGAGTTTTGTAAGCGCGGTATCTTCCTGCCACCCGAGTTCGTCTTTCGTAGCCACCGGGGGGATAACTGATATTCCAAGACGGTCGATGTCTTCATTGCTGAGCCCTCGTTCTTCCTTAAGCTTTGAGAGAAAGTCAAATGGACTTCCAGCAAAAGAGAAGGATTTTACCTCTGCCATTGTCACCGCCTTTACACAGATAGGTGTTGTCGGCTATACTGCCCTTTAAGCGTCGGGATGACGCTAGTCCTTACTTATCGTTGCCGCGATAAGCTTGAGGCCTCTGGAAGACTGGAGCCCCGTTCACAGCGGGGCTTTAGTCTTTCTAGGGCTCAGAGCGCATGCAACCATTGTATGCGCGTGCAACAGCCACCGCAATTCCATGACCCATTACTGTGCAATCTGCACGCACGACTCTATTTAGACGTGGCATACTGCTAGTACGCTCTAATCTCGGGGCGCAATGTAGGAGTAAATCATGATCTCTTCCAATGCTATTCTGCTCGCGGCAGTGCGCGCCAACCTTGGCCCCCACCCTGGTCCAGAATTCTGCAGCGCGCTGGCCGCATTGCAACTTCCTGCACTTACGCACGATCAAGCAGACATTCTTACGCAGGGGGATTTCACAGAAATAGCCGTCCTGTTGTCTCAACATCCTGAGCTTCAGGTAGTTGAGGATTTTCTTGGTCAGTACGTCTGGTAAGGAGTAAATCATGAAGAAAGTCCTCATTTTCCTGGCCGTGCTCATCGCCGTCTTCCTACTTTCGGCCTGTGGAGGCAGCGCCGACCCCTTTGAGGCGAATGGCGATGGCAGCAAGTCCACTCCCGCCCCCCAATCCCCCTCATGCGCAGCTTCGGCATGTCTGTGAATGGAGCATCTAATGCGAGAGCGATTCAAGATAAGCACCCAGGACGTATTGAAGCTAGCCCTGGAAGGAGTGCGCATGACCATTGGCATCAATTCCGGCAATCCAGACTGGACTCGAGACGACTGGGAATGGCACTACCGTGCCGAAAAGGAAATTGAGCGTCGGCTCAAGATCCTCAAGAAACAGGAGACTTCCAGTGGACGTGATTGACTATCTCCTCGCCAACCCCCTGGCCTATCTGGCACTGGGCGCCATCCTCTTCTACATCTTCATCTCGTTCCCAAAGACCCCCAGACGAAGTCAAAAGGGCTATATCGTGGGGACGCTGGTAGTTGTTCTGGCCGGTATAATCATACTGGCGCTGTTGATAGCTGCGGTTATAGACGCCATCAATGAAAAGACCACCTGCGAGAAGACAGGTGCAACCTATATAGAGGAGAAGAAATGATCTGCCTCTCCCTGTATTTCTTCGCAATCCTTCTCGGCTTTGCCGGTCTTGTTGAAATCCTGGAGAATCTCCCCTGAAAATTGGCGGCAGCCCTGGACACACCTACAATACCCCTACGCGCCGCCTGGGCGCGGGCATTTTACTCGCGGAGTCAGCATAATGGAACATATCGGCATGAAACTCAGCTCAAATGGCGACGAGCCTGTGGAACCTACAGATGAACAACAGCAGGCTCTTCAAGACCTGAAGAACAGCTACACGGGTACGGACGGCGAGTTGGCAATGGGGCAACTCATCTTCCTCGCCAACAGCCTGTGCCGGGAGGGGGATCTCTCCCGCCGTGGCTTCAACGTATTCGTTCAGCTCTTCGACTCCGCGGTACATGCGCTGGAGTTGAACGAAGCGCAGGTGATCCTCGCCATGCAGGGCATCGATAGGGTGAACGCAGCCATCAACGGAGACAAAAGTGCTGATAGTCACTAGACACGGCGCGCTTGGCTCATCGTCAACCACAAGCTTGAGGACTTCTATGCTACTGCCGACCCAGTTCGTAATCAACGATCCATTCCCGCTGACTCTGCGTCGCGTCCAGCCGCCCAGCCCGGCCGACCTGGAAATGGATTCTTGGAAGATCCTTTCCACACCGAAGCAATACTCTGTCCCTGAGGCTCCGGCAAGGCCGTTCACAGAGGCCGAGGTTGACCGGCATTGGAAGGACTGCGCTCAAACGAGAACTTACTACAGTCATCAGACTCCGCCCCGTCCGGGCATCTACTGGGCGACGAGGGGCGGCAGAAATATGGACTCGTGGATGCGCTTTTGGAATGGAGCTTTCTGGTCGCATGGCTGGAAGCCTGGGTCATCTGCGAACGCTATTGGCTGGGCGAGTGGCATCCCCGCCAAGGTTAAAGACCAACTGGAGATTCACTGGGCATTCCAATAAGACTGCCCTATACTAGGCACGGGCCGCGCATGGGGCGCGGCCTTTTCACAAGGAGCTAACGAATGAACACAAATTCCGGCCGACGGGACAATGAGTTCCATAGGCTGCGTAGACTGGACAAACAGTCCGCCCAGCGCAGTGCCGCCAGGGCAGCGATGCGTCTGGTACGCGAGCAAATCAAGCAGGGTTTCGCCGAGGCGCTCTTGACTGCGGTGAGCAAGATGCGCCGCGTCACACCGAAGGACTACCGCGCAGCGATGACCTACCGCAACAGCAAGAAGAAAGGGGTGTCAAAATGAGCAATGCCCGTAAGCCTGACAGCGACCGCAAGTCTCTCAGCGGCGCACAGAAATTCCAACTCTACAAGCTGCTTGAGCAGGAATATACATCCAGCGGAATGCTGGACCCCATCTTCGCCAACCATGCGTCCGAGAAGCTGGGGTTCCCTGTCGTAACCAGCAACATCAAGTACGCCCGGGACCAGCTAGGCATTCAGGCGAATTGGGGCGCTGGCAGCAACGCCAAGCCTGTCCCCCAGGTCCTGCTCGACCGCATCATGAAGCTGGAAAACGCAGTCGCCAACCTCCAGCGCCAAGTCGAAACCCACCTCTTTGCAAGGAAGCTGCCATGAAAGACCTGCCCTTTGACTACCTGATGAGTCTGCGCGACCGTTTGCTGACCAAGTTTGACGAGAATGTGTCCAGCCGATTCGTTGGACTGGTCACCGTAGCGCTTACCTTCGAAGGTTTGCTGGAAGATGCAGCCAAAGAAGACCTGGACGGACTCACCAGCCCCCACTTGAAGCGCGAGCTTCTCGCGCAGGCGATCATGCCCACAATCAAGCAGTTGCTCGGCGAGTTGATGTCCAGCCGGGCGCGGGCCATGCGGGTGATACTTGACGAAGCCAACGTGACGGACGCTCATCGGCTTGCCTGTCAGGACTTGCTGGTGGAGGTGGTCTGCGCGACTCCCCTGGGGCTTCCAGATGACTTGAAGAAGGAGATTGCCCCCATAGTCGGGGACGCCACGTATGGCATGTTCTCCTCCCTGCTAACCACCGGGCGGTTTGACGCTATGCAGCGCACCCCGCCCACGCGCCAGTAGCCCCCGCGCAGCCGTTCAAACGGCCCTGTGAACGCTTAAACGCCCCCAGCATAGGCTACCCTAGCCACCTGGGGGCGCAAACGCCCTACGGGGCTGCAATTTAAACCTGGAGAACACGATGAATTGCGTCATCACCGGCTGCTTTGTGGAGGATCAGACGGGCCGCTGGTCTATCTGCGACCTCTACGAAATCGGCAATTGCTACGTCATGCGCTGCGTGACAGACAACACCAACCAGACGCTTTGGTGGTCTCGCCACGCCGAGAAATCGCACTTGAGGGGAGTGCTGATCAACAGCCCAGAATATTTCGAGCGAGACGGCGTGCTGGTGCATCCTCGTCAGAGTTGCCACCTGAATGACGAGGCCAAGAAGTATTTGGGGATTGCATAAGCCAGTGACAAGCGTACAATGGGCCACATGTTGTTCAAGCACGTACACGAGAATGAAGGCGTACTGTTCGAAGTATGGTACGACTTCCACGAAGATGGGACGCATAGATTCCATTCCGTGCAGGTATTAGGACCGGATTACAAGCCCATCGGTCCTAATTTGGCCCCCATGCTGGATAAGATGGCGGTCGTGATGGGCGCAGAGGGGACAATGTTCCTGTCCGCAGTGGCAGAAGAACTCCCAGAGACTACTCAACATTGAAAGGTGAGAAGTGGCAGCTAAAGGTGAAGTCGTCGAAGTGAAGCCCAACGCGATCGCGTTGCCCCAGGATGTGATGGCCCAGCTTCGGGAAGAAGCGAAGGCCGCAGCCGCGCAGGAACGTCCCGCGGTCAGCAAGGCAAGCCTACGGAGCGGAATTATCACCATCAACGGACAATCCATGCAGTCCGTTGAGTGCGTGATCCTCTTTGCAGCGCACATCAGGATGTTCTATTCCAGTGCGTTTGACTCCGACAACATCCGCAACCCGGACTGTTTCAGCATCGGAGGGTCGGAAGAGGAGATGGACAATGGCCCCCACGAGAACGCATTTGCTCCGCCAGCGGAAAGCTGCGCGACGTGCCCGAAGAATGCGTGGAAGAGTGACGTCCGCAGTGACGGCAAAGTCGGCAAAGGCAAGGCT